AACGATGTAAAGGATAAGTCAAGATTCTTAGTAAAAGCAGCAGCTTTACCTGCTTCTAATATAACTCCAATCGATGTTAACTTTAGAGGGAGGATTTTAAAGATTGCTGGAGATAGGACATTTGATACATGGACTATTACAGTTATCAATGACACTGATTTTTCAATTCGTTCTGCTTTTGAAAAGTGGATGAATTCAATCAATAGATTATCTGATGCTACTGGTCAAAACAATCCAGCAGACTATCAAGAAGATGCATATGTTCATCAACTTGATCGTGATGGATCTACATTAAGAAGTTACAGATTCTATGATGTTTTCCCAACTCAGGTAAGTCAAATGGATCTTTCTTACGAAACAGTTGACACAATAGAGGAGTTTACGGTAGAATTACAAGTACTATACTTTGAATCAATCAAAGGTGTTGGTGATAATGCTGGAGGAGAAAGCATTAGTTAAAACTGATAAATAGTGCTATAATAAAAGAAAAATAGTTATACAATGGCAAAACTCTTTGGATTCTCAATTGATGACTCGGATAATACACCCGATTCAGTAGTATCACCCGTTCCTCGTAGTAACGAGGACGGGGTTGACTATTTTGTGCAATCTGGTTTTTATGGGCAGTATGTAGATATCGAAGGTGTTTATCGTACAGAATATGATTTAATTAAAAGATATCGTGAGATGGCATTACATCCAGAGTGTGATGGTGCGATTGAAGACGTTGTAAATGAAGGTATAGTTAGTGATTTATATGATTCTCCTGTAGAAATAGAGTTATCAAACGTAAATGCAACTGATAAATTAAAAGATAAAATTAGAGAAGAGTTTAAACATATTAAAGAAATGATGGACTTTGATAAAAAGTCTCACGAAATTTTTAAGAATTGGTATGTAGATGGAAGATTATATTATATAAAAGTTATTGATACCAAAAGACCACAAGATGGTATTCAAGAGATCAGATATGTTGATCCAATGAAGATGAAATTTGTCCGTCAAGAAAAGGGTACAAATAATAAAGGTAAATTACCGTTAGATCCACTTGCAGGAAATGGGACTAAGAAAGCAGAATATCCTGAGATAGACGAGTATTATATTTACTCACCAAAACCAAACTATCCTACAACAATGTATTCAACTGCTGCAGGTGCAGGTGGCAAAGGACAAATTAAAATTGCAAAAGATTCAGTATGTCATGTGACATCTGGATTATTTGATCGTAATAAAGGAACTTGTTTATCATACTTACATAAAGCAATTAAAGCTTTAAATCAGTTAAGAATGATTGAAGATAGTCTTGTTATCTACAGATTATCAAGAGCACCAGAAAGAAGAATATTCTATATTGATGTTGGTAATCTTCCAAAGGTAAAGGCAGAACAATACCTTAAAGAAGTGATGTCTCGTTATAGAAATAAACTTGTTTATGATGCTAATACTGGTGAGGTAAGAGATGATCGTAAGTTCATGTCTATGATGGAAGATTTCTGGTTGCCAAGAAGAGAAGGTGGAAGAGGAACTGAAATTACAACATTACCTGGTGGACAAAACTTAGGTGAACTTACAGATATTGAATATTTTCAGAAAAAATTATATCGTGCATTAGGTGTTCCAGAATCAAGAATTGCAAGTGATGGTGGATTTAATTTAGGAAGATCATCAGAGATATTAAGAGATGAATTAAAGTTTGCAAAATTTGTAGGAAGATTGAGAAAAAGATTTGGAAATCTATTCAGCAATCTACTAAAAACACAATTAATTTTAAAAAATATAATTACACCAGAAGACTGGGATTCTTTAAGTGATCATATTCAATATGATTTCTTATATGATAATCAATTTGCAGAATTAAAAGAGTCTGAATTAATGAATGAAAGACTTGGAACATTAGCAACAATTGAACCTTATATTGGTAAGTATTTTTCTAATCATTATGTAAGAACAAAAGTTCTTCGTCAAACTGATCAGGAAATTGAAGAGCAAGATGAAATAATTAAAAAAGAAATTAAAGATGGTGTAATTCCTGATCCAAGTGCAATAGATCCAATCACTGGACAACCACTTGAAGGTGGTGGAGATTTAGGAAATGTACCTGTCGAACCTGACTTAGAATCTGATGGTGCAGTAGCAGATGCTCAGTTCCAAAAAGATGTTAAGTCGGCAGAGATATAAATAATCAAGATATCTTAACATAATATTAAATATGGATGAATTACTTGACATGATTGCAACTGATAAATCAGCAGCTGAAATATCAGATTCGATCAAAGACACACTGTATAGTAAGGCTGCTGAGAGGATACAATCTCAGAAACCTAGTATCGCTATGCAAATGTTTGATCCTACAATTGCAGATGCAGAAGAAGTTTCTGATGAACCAGTAGATTCTACTGAAGAAGAATCATAAATAACACTATCACGGTTGATTATAAAAATGGCAGCTTTTAAGGTCGTACAAAAAATTGCATCTGTTACTGATAACGCAACAAGTGCATCAATACCATTAAAATCGGGTTATCTTAGAATAACACCAGCTGGTGGTGATGCTTTTGTTGAAGTTGGAACCAATCCAACAGCTACTGATGACAGTAGTTTATTTGTTCCTGTTGATACTCCAACAGTTTTTAAAGAAAGTGTTGCTTCAATACAAACAGCATCAGTAACAAATGCATCTGCAGCAATTAAATTTGGATTTCCTTCTGGAACAGAAGCTCCATTTGTTGTTGGTGACACTGTTCAAGTAACAGGATGTGCACCTTCTGGTATTAATACTACAAGTGCATCAGTTACAGCAGTTACAGGACCAGATCCAATAAACGGAGTTCAATCAGGAACTGTAACTTTAGGTTATGGTGATGCTAATTTATCTGCTACTGATGCAGTAGGTGAAATTAGACGAGTTGTAAAAGTTGCAGTTCGTGGAAGTGGTAAAACACATATTTCAGAAGTTCAAATCGTAGGAGATTTCTAATGAAACTAATTACAGAGGAAGTTTCAAGAGTTAAATTTATCGTCGAAGGAAAAGGCGCTAAAAAGAAAATGTATATTGAAGGTGTATTCCTTCAAGGTGAAATTAAAAATCGTAATGGAAGAATGTATCCACTTCAAACTCTTGCAAAAGAGGTTGGTAGATACAATGAAAGTTTTGTTAATAAAGGTAGAGCATTAGGAGAACTCGGACATCCTGATGGTCCTACTGTAAATCTTGATCGTGTATCACATAAGATTACTTCTCTTCGACAAGAGGGAAATAATTTTATCGGAAAGGCACAATTACTTTCCACACCTATGGGTAAGATTGCACAAAATCTTATCGGTGAAGGTGTAACACTTGGGGTATCTTCTCGTGGTGTTGGTTCACTCAAAGAAGACCTTCATGGATGCAAAGTTGTAGGTGAAGATTTTATGTTAGCAACTGCTGCTGATATCGTTGCCGATCCTTCTGCACCAGACGCATTTGTATCTGGAATTATGGAAGGAAAAGAGTGGATTTGGGAAGGAGGAATTCTTCGTGAACAACTCGCACAAAAAACACAAAAGAGAATCAATACTCTTGTAGACCAAAGAAAATTAGAAGAACATAAGTTGAATCTATTCAATGATTTTCTCTCTAATCTCTAAGTTCTATAAATAAATACAGATTATTAAATTTTAATCACATGTCCGTTGGTAGCAACAATTTACAAGAAATGGAAAACGTAGTAACTAAGGGTGCTGCTAAAGCTGATGCAATGCCAGGTCTAACAGGAACAACTCCTGGTCAAACTGGTACTGTTGAAGATTTAGGTGGCCCAACTCCACAGAATTATAAGTCTGATGACGATTCTGCTAAACTAAAAACACCTGGCACAACACTTAAGCAAGTTAAGGATATTGTCAACAAAGGTGCAAAACCCGCCGATCCAATGCCAGCAGGTATGAAGGAAGAGGAAGAAGTTGAAGGTGACGTAGTTGCCGAAGACGAGAAGGTTACTGACGAAGTAGTTTCTGAAGAAGAAGAAGCAACAACGGATGAAGTAGTTTCTGAAGAAGAAACAACTACTGATGAAGTAGTAGAGGAAGAAGAAAAGATTGAGTATTCTGTCGAAGACGACATCAATGCTTTAATCGAAGGTGAAGAACTATCTGAATCCTTTAGAGAAAAAGCAGCAACTATTTTTGAAGCTGCAATTAATTCCAAAGTATCTGGAATTAAAGAGGAGTTAATTGCTTCATACGAAGAAAAACTCGTAGAAGAAGTTGCTTCAATTAAAGAAGAATTAAAAGACCGTGTTGACTCATACCTTGAGTATGTTGCTGACGAGTGGGTTGCAGAAAATCAACTTGCAGTCGAGTCTGGTCTTAAAGAAGAAATGACTGAATCATTCATATCTGGAATGAAGAGTCTATTTGAAGAACATTATGTAACAATCCCTGAAGAAAAATACGATGTCATCGAGAGCATGGTAGATAAACTTGATGAAATGGAAGGTAAACTCAACGAGCAAATCGATAAGAACGTTGCTCTAAATAAGAGATTAGCCGAATCGGTATCCGATGTAGTATTTGCAGAAGTAACTGAGGGACTTGCCCAAACACAAAAGGACAAGTTGGCTGGTTTAGTAGACAATGTTGAGTTTGAAAGTGAAACAGCATACCGTGAGAAGCTAGAAACGTTGAAGGAATCTTATTTCCCAACAAAAGTAGCTCAAAGAAACACAACAGAGAATCTAACAGAAGAGACAGGTTCCACAGACTACACTTCTAGTGTTAGTCCATCTATGGAAGCATATCTTAAGACTCTGACTAGAGTTTCTAAAAAATGATTTTTATATCATAAATTCAAACTAAACTTTAAAAAAGGAAAATTTCAATGCAAGCCCCAATTAATACAGAGGCTTTACAAGAGAAATGGGGACCACTACTAAACGCAGAAGGACAGGATAAAATATCTGACCCTCATCGTAGAATGGTTACAGCAGTTCTCTTGGAAAACCAAGAAAAAGCATTAAGAGAAGAGAGGGAGTTCTTAACAGAGCAACCTACAATGAATACAGATCCAGGTGGAACAGGTAATCCTGGTTTTAGTGGATCTGCAGCATCACCAGTCGCAGGTTTCGACCCTGTTCTAATCTCATTGATTAGAAGAGCAATGCCTAATTTAGTGGCATACGACCTTGCTGGTGTACAACCAATGAATGGTCCAACAGGACTTATATTCGCAATGAGATCTCGTCTTGAAGGTCCATCTGGAGATGAGAC